TTGTAAAGGCGTCGCTCCAATTGTTATTGTAGGCGCACATGGCTCCGGAGGTGGCTGCTGCCCAGGTGGCGTCGTCGGTTATTATCGGAATGGGGGATCCGTCTGTGAAGCGCGTTTCACAAAGGTCCGCTGCCATCCATTCCTGGCCTCCGATCACCTTGCTGGGGTATGCCTTCCCGTCATTGCCTATGTACATTCCGGTGTAGCCATGCCCTCCGGAGGGGGTATCCCTGACGAGCCTTATGCTGCATCCGGATGGCTTGCTTGCTGAGAGTTCTCCTGTGTTAGGGTGGAGAATCGCGTTATCGTATTTTAAATTCCGGACCACTCCGTTATCTGGCAGGATCGATTGGTCGCTTGTCCAGAACCAGCAGCTCTGGAGCCTGAGCATAAAGGTTCCGTCTGTCCCAAGCCGGTAGCCGTTGCCTCTGCCATTGAATCCCACCTCATTGGTGGCTCCGGTGTTCGGCTCGTCCCACCATTCGGTACCTGTCTCCTTGAGCTTGCCTCCTGCCACCAGGACGCCTCCGAGGTAGGTTGCCAGGGTGTCCCATTCCGCTGCTGTGGGTACATGCCAGCCCGGAGCCGCTATGGCGTGGTTGACCTCGGCGGCGACGTACCAATTGTAAAGGGGTGCATAGTTCACGGTTATTCGCGAGGTGAATCCCTGTTTTTTGACCTTGGCCCTCCATAGGACGCTGTGGCGGTCCCGGAATCTTATTTCATATTGCGTTGCCCATGCCATCAGTATTCGTCCTCCATCCTTCGTCCAAGTAATCCTATGGCGCGGCCCTGTATGTCGCCGGTCACCTTTACGTTGATGCTGCGGCTCAGGCTCCTGCTCTCATGGGCTGTCAGAACGGTCTCGCCGCTCGATAGCAATGCGGGGTAGGTGTCGCCTGGGTATCCTGGCGGCACGGTTCCTCCGGAGGCCATCTTTATGAATCCCATGCTGCTGAGGGCGCCCTTGAGCACGATCCCGCCTCTGGCGCCTCCTCCTGTGATGGCATTCAGGATGGTCAGCACGGCCATCCTGGCCAGCAGCTCTGCCACCAGGCGTTTGAGTCCGGTGATGATCGACTCTATCATGTTTTTAAAGCCGTCCTCTGTTGAAGTGAATAGTACGTCAAAGCTCTGGGAGAGGATCCCTACGGCGGCGCTCTGCTCCATGAGGCTCTGGTTCATTTCATCGATGAGGTTGGCCTGTATCTGTATGTCGTCAGCCTTCTGGCCTCCGTATCCCTGCAGGCCCGGCAGGCTGGGGATGCCTCCGGACAAGGCTCCTATCAGCGGGGATCGGGCTTTGCCTGTAGGCTCTGTTCTTTTTATGGTTTCGTCGAGGGTTGTCAGCTTCTCTATCAGCTTCTCTGTGTCTTTTATCTGCAGCAGGATCTCGGTTCTTCTGGCCTGGTCCGAGACCAGGGTTTCATCAATGGATGTTTTCAGCAGGTTCAATTCTGCCCTTAAGTCCTTTATTGTTTTGGCCTGTTTTTTTACTGCCAGCGGCCCTCCTTCCGACTCGCCTCCGCTGTACATGCTTGTCGACTCCAGCATCTTCTTGTAGCGGTAGCTCTCGACGTTCTTCTTTGTTGGGGATTTCAATCCAAAGAGCGGAATGTCTGGGTCGGCCCATACCTCAAATATGCGTGCTGCTTCCTCAATCAGCTTTCCTATCCCGGAGCTTATAAGCCAGCTGCCCATCTGTGTCTTGAGGTTCTCCCAGGCGGCTCCTATCTGGGATACCTGGCTGGCTGTCGTATCGGCCACGTCGCCCATGCCGCCGAGTTCCCTTTTGATGATGTTACCGGCTGCTATGCCGAAGTCTCCGGTTTTCTTTATCTCCTGCTGCAGCTCCACGACTGAGATGCCGAGGTTGTCCATCACCAGTACGCTCTTGCGTCCTATCCCGGTGATGATGCTGTCCACGAGGTAATCCACGGATTCGCCGGTCTGGAGAGCCCTTTTGGTGGCAAACTCAAAATATGTTGCCAGTTGCGAAAGCGGTATTTTAAAGTTCTTTGCCTGCACGGCCTTCTGCATCAGCTGCAGGTCCGTTACCGTGCCGCGGGTTGCCGTGCGCAGGTCCGAGAGCATGCCTGGCTGGTTCAATCTCTCAAAGGCCGCCCTTACTCCTTCGGTTTTGGCTGCCAGGCCGATGATGTTTTCTGTGAAGGCTTTAAGGGCCGAAAGGGCAAAGGCCCCGGCGATGGCTGCTCCGATCTTCTTTATGGCGCCGCCAAAGGCTGAGGCTTTCTTTCCTGCGTCATCCAGGCCCCGGTCAAATTTCGTTTTGTCGAGGCCCAGGATTGCTTTCAGCTGTCCTATAATCTTCATGTCAGTTCTTCTTTATGTCCGGCCATTTCTTTATCAAATCTTCGGCTGTCTCCCGCGTCCATTGTGGGTATTCTTTTTTCTTCTCATCAAATGGCAGGCGCACTATCTGCTGCGGGGAGAGGTCCCTTTTGCGTGATGGCTGGGTGTTGTTTATCATCATCGCCAGGAATCTTGTTTGCTCCCATGCCCGGTCTACCCTGCGGTTGTAGTGCATCTGCATCAGGTATGTTTTAAATGGCGGCAGGCTCCAGAATTCCTTTTCGTTCAGCCCCAACTCTGCAAAGGCCATGTCGTAGATGTCGGCAAGTGTCAGGTCTGGTCTTTTTTTTTTCCTTCCGGCGCCACCTGGAGCCAGTCCGGAAATCTGGCATAGCTCAGTGCTCTGTTAAGGGTGAGGCCGTCTGCCTGGCTTGCCCTCATTAAGGCTGTGGCTATGTCGTCCGGTGCAAAAAAGACCTTCTTGCGGCGTTTCATCAGGTGCCATGCGGCGGCTCCGTAGGCCAGGAGGTTCTTTTGTGTCTCCAGGGGTAGCTTTGCAAATTCTTCCGGCGTGGCCGCGGCGATGTCGTAAGCTATAAGCCATGCCTTCCATTCATAGCTGAATCCTACCCTGATCTTCCAGGGGACACCCCGGAATTTAAGCCGTAGTTCTGTCTGCCATTTCTCCATAGCTCCCTATGATGCTCCTACCGTATCCTTGCTGGGTTCCCCGCTGACGATGCAGTCGACGGTGTAATCCGACAGGTCGTTATATTCGGCGCCCTGGTGTACCCTGCGCACATAGGCTGTTGCCTGGTAGTAGGTGTCTCCGCTCTCTGTACCTCCCCATTTCGCTGTAAAGGATGTCCCTCCTCTTAAAAGATCAAAGACGTCGTCAAAGGTGCTGTTGCCGCCTGCTGTCGAGTCGTAGAGCCCGCTGACGCTGAATTCCATCCCTTTGAACATGGGGACGTATTCCTTGTACTGGTTGGTCGATTCCCCGGTTGTTGCTTCTGCCATGTCGGCTTCTGCATCCATGCTATGGCTGCGGTAGCCCACGAGCGTCTTGTTATCGAACTGGAGGACGATCTTGTACCCTGGTATTTTCATCTCTTTAAAAATTAAGTTGTTATTGGTAGCTGTCTGCTGTTAAAATTATCACGTAGAGCGGTACGGTTGTTCCGCTCGCGTCGTAGTCTATTGTTCTGGCCGATGCGCTGACGGGTATTAAAACCGTGTCTGCTTTGTATAGCAGGCTCTGGTTCGCCTTGAGCTGAAAGCTAAAGGTGCTCCCGAATAGCGGATATGGGTTGCTGGCTCCCTGGCTGATGGTGCAGGTTGCTCCTGCGCTGTCCGGCAGCAGGAATTTCGCCGCGACGACCACGTTTCCTGTCAGGTTCAGGCTTTCGCCGAGGGTGTTGGTCAGGTCGGTCAGGTCTATGGTTCCATCTCCGGTGAGCGCCTTCGCGTAGACGTTGTCGGCGTCAAAGCGCGCGGAGCCTGGGGTGTAGTTGACTACCTCGTTCAGTCCGTTGAGCTCTATAAAGGCGGAGGTCGTCGGGGTGACGAGGTTCTCTGTGACGCTCAGGCTGCTGTTCAGCCGGGCGTTGCGGACGTCGGTTAATGCCATCGCCATGACGGCTGCGGCGATTAAAATAGGGATGACAAATCTTGCTTTTTTCATTGTTTCTGTTCTATAAAGTGTAACATTCTTAGTTTCCGTATTATGTTGTAGCTCGTGTCGGTGAGCTCTGTGTCGTGTTCCATGTCCTCAAATTGCGCGGTGAGGCAGTTGAAATCGTCCATGATGATCGCCTCCGGGTCTCCGGTCAGCTCCAGGAGCTGTTCCATGATGCCGTTGGGTATGGTCTCGTCTCCTTCCGTTGTGGCCTGCATGGAGACTATCTGGAAGGTCACGGTGGCCTGGTAGAGCACCTTGTCTCCGGTGTTGTAGGGGATGAGGCTCTCCAGGTAAACCAGAACGTACTTGTTGCTCCTTCGCGGTATCCTGGTCCCCAGGGGGACGGTTTCGCCTTCGCTGATGATCCTGCCCTTAAGGAGCTGGACGTATGCTTTTATCAGTTGCTCGGTTGGGTCTCTGTGCTTCATGTCAGCGCTCTTTTTAATATTTCCTCAAGACGCTGGCAGGCGTATTTCCATGCCGGGAACATGAAAGGGTGGGGGTGCGTGCCGGGATGCCTCACCTCGCGTCCGTAGGTCACGTAGCCCATCTGCCAGGAGGTGCTTTTCTTGTTCACGTTCCATCCCGGCGGCGCTCCGCGGCGCGGTCCTGCCAGTATTTTCTTGTTCTTTACCCGGATGATGTGCGGCCGGGTCCCTTCCTCAAATGCCTGGCTGTAGTTGGCTCCGGAGGTGACCTCTCCTGTCAGCCCTGCCGAGGTTATCCGTTTGGTTATGTGGCTGACGAGGTAGCCTCGTCGGACGCGGGAGGAGCTGGTAAAATTGCGGACCTTTAGCTTGGCCATCTTCTCCAGGGTGAGCGTTGCTTCCAGGATGGCCCTTTTAAAGTCGATGCCGCTGCGGCGCCTGAAGGCTTTCATGTCGATCTTAAACTGATAGTCGTCTATACGCATGGTCATCATCTGCCGTCCCTCCCTATGTCTATTTTTATCCTTTCACCTTCGCTGATGATCGACAGGATCTGGTAGGCGTTTCCCCTGTAGAGGATGCGGCAGTCTGCCGTGACCTCCTGGGTTGTCCGCTCGCGGATCTCGACCTCGTAACTCTCCACGTACTCGAGCTTGGCATATTCCATTCGCTTGACTCCGCGGGTGGGGACCACGGAGGCCCAGCTGGTAAAAAGGTCGGTGTAGCTGTCTCTCCAGCCTCCGATCTCGTTTTCCGCCTGGGTGGATATCTGAATGGTTACCTTGCTGTTGTACCTGGTTGTCCTCATATCAGCCTCGTCTTGTGGGTGTGGAGGATCTTCTCCACGGATCCCATGAATTTCAGTTCATAGAAGTCATCCCGGTTGTCATACCAGCGGAGGATCTGCATCAGCATGGCATGCTTCAAATCTTCCGGGAGAGTCTCCGTGTTGGCGTGTCCATAGCCGGCTTTGAAGGTTACCAGAAGGTTGGTGTAGCCCGGGGCGCTGATCTCAATTTGGTAGAGTCCCTTTTTGTAATAGTCGCTGTTGAGCGTCAGCTCGGTTTTGGTCCCGAGGTAATCTATGGTCTCCACCTTGTCCACGGAGATCACCGGGGCGACGGGGAGGATAAAGGGCGACTCGCTTCTGCGAAAAAAAGCCTCATAGGTCCTGGGTGCGAAGGAGAGCCCTGTGCGCCTCTCAAAATGGGTGCGGACGCTGCTTATCATCTGCTGGACGAGCAGCAGCTCCGGTCCGTCGTCCTGGTCCTCAAGTTTGATGAACTGGCAGACCTCGTCGGTTGCCAGGATCTCAGCCGCTATGTCCGTTGATATCCTTAAGTCCATTTCTGCTGGTTATTTCTGCGGTTTTGCTACTTTGATGTTGGCCTGGGTGATGTTCGCCGGCCTGGGCTGTGGCTTCTGTGCCGGCTTGACCTTCGTCTCGGCCTGTAGTTTCTCCTCTTTGGTCTCGGATTGCAGCTTCTCCTCTTTCTTCTGTGGCGGCGCCTCTTTCAGCAGCCCGGCCTTGCGGAGCCCTTCCACCTCCATCGGGAGGACCTCGATCTGCTTTCCTGTCTTGAGCGTTGCTTTTACTTTCTTTGTCATACTGTGATTTTTAAAAGAGGGGAGGGTGCTCTCTCCCCTCTGGTTGAACATTGGTCTATCGTTGCCAGACTTTCCATTGCACCTTTGATACCGTCAGCTTGTCTGCTGCCGCGACGGTTCCGTCGCTGGCAAGGACTACCCTGAAATAGCGGTAAAATGGCGGTGTCGATGCGGCCTGGACGGTGTCGATGCGCACGTCCGGCATATAAAGCGAGATCTTCCCTGTTGCGAATGTCCGGGCGGTGGAATCTACGAGGGAGGTGTAGGCGTCATCCTCAAAAACCTTTCCCTGGAGCCTCACCTCATAGTCGTCGGTCGTCCCCGTGCGTGTTGCTGCCACATGGACGGCTATGGCGACCGGGGTGTTCTTGTTAACCAGGATCTCGTATATTACGCTATCCTGACCTGTTCCGACGGTGTCGGCTGCGATGGCTGCTTTCTCATAGAAAAACTGAGCGCCCTTGAGCGTCCTGCTGTCAGCGATCCTTGCGGTTACCTGCCCGAAGGCCGAAACGGCAAAGACAAAACCTATTAAAATGGCTATTATCTTCTTCATGTCTGGCCTCCTTTCTATGATCCTTCAATTGATGCTATGAGTGCTTTCCCTGCTGCAAACGTCCCGCCTACGAAAGCGTAAGCGTCGGGAGTAGTCACCTTCAGTCCGGCGATCCTCATGGATGCCAGCACTAAAACCAGATCGTTAAGGACGTCATTCTCGTTCTCATAGTGGAAGGTGACGCTCATGGCTCTTTTCACGTATGCCTTGGCCCTGGAGAAATCGCCGACGATGAACTGGCCGGCTGCCAGGTCCAGGCTCTCTACGATCCTGACTCCTTTAAAAAGGTCACCGTTGGGTGAGAGGAGTGGGTGGTGGACGTAGCTGTAGTTGGCGTTTTTCAGCAATCTCATGTTGATGCTGTCGCCGGGGTTCAGGACGAGCAGGTTCGGCAGGTAGCCTTTTTTCTCTGTGTCGGAGGTGTTGCCGTTCATGACCTGGAGGATGGCTGCTGCCAGCACGTCTCCTTCGTTGGGTTCTGCCACCTTGGCGAAGTTGGCAGGGCAGGCGAATGCCTTGTAGTACTCGTCGATGCCCTTGAGGTGGGTTCCCAGCCCGGATCCGGAGAGAATCTCTGCTTCCCGCTCGCGGGGGATGCCATTCTGCATCAGGTCCTGGATCTCGGAGGTGATGTACTCAAAATCTTCCAGCGCGGAGCGGGAGACCTTGGTATAGTCCTTGATCATCTTGATGTCCATGCTCTGCTTGGTCCAGGTCTTAGCGGATCCTGCAGCGGGGGCAGCCTGTTCCGTGACCATCTCTGCCGAGTCGGTCCGGGTCGTTTCTTCCCACCATGAGATGCTGTCGCGTCCCTGGCCTATGGTTCCCTTGGCGACGGCATCCCACAGCGGGGTTGGCCTCCAGGGTGCGGAGCTAACTCCGATGTCGGTCTGTGTTTCGATCGTGCCGGAGTTGATGTCGTCGGTGTCAATGTTGGCGGCCTTGACATCAAAGTTGAGCAGGCCCCTCTTGATGCCGTCCGTGGTGATGTTCTTACGGAAGTCGTCACTTTTGACCTTTCCGAATAACTGGGCCTTGAGGCCCGGTGTGGTTCCTTTCTGATATTCTCCGAGCTGCTTGAGCTGGGTGGATATCTCGTCGAGCTGTTCCTGCTGCTTGACCATCAGCTCCGGCATAACCGGTTTGCCGTCCTTGTCAATGAGCCCATCCAGCTTGGCGGTGATGCTGTCGTATTTCGTTTCCAGCGCTGAGAGGTCTGCTTTCTCTCCGATGGCCTTCTTGAGGGCATCTATGGATTGATTGATCTCGCCAGCGAGCTGTTCGACAGTTTTTTCGTTCTTTTCCATCTGTCTTGTCGTTAAAAATTAAGATTCATTAAAAAATATTTCACGCGGTCTGCTTCGAGTGCTGACGGGTCCTTTTCGGGAGTGTCCTGCGGGTCGTCGCTTTCCAGTAGTCTCTTTAGCTTGTTGTATGTCTCCTCTATCAGCCGGCCTTTCTCGTCGCTGTAGTTGCCTTCGCGCATCATCAGCTCCAGGTCGCTGAGGCTCTTGATGTCGATGAGCGGTGTCTGCTGGTTGGCGCCCCAGCCGTAGAGGGTGCTGTATTCCATTACCAGCTTCCATTCCGATACCTTGCGGACGGTGCGGTCCTTGTCCCTTTCTTCCTCAAATTTGACCGGTATCACCCTAACGGAATGCTGGAGGGTCTTTCCGTGCTCTGCAAAAAGTTTATAATCCTCAAAGACATCCTTCCCCAGCTGTTTTCGTATGTTGAGCTGGGAGACGGCTACAGCGCCAAAGTCGTCCTCGTATAGCTTGATGGGGACGCCGAGGAGCTTGTCGCGCTCGTGATTGAGCCAGTGCTGGATGGTGTGGCCGTTGTTCTTAAAGGTCCGTTTAAAGGATCCCGGCAGGGAGATGTCGCCGTCGCTGTCCTCATTTCCAAAGGCGTTGATGTAAATGGTGACGACTCCTTTGCTCTCGTCGAGGTCCTTCACCTGGTGCTCAAAACTCTTAAAAATTGATTTCATCTTTTTTTCATTTTAATTCCTGGTAAATTCCGCAGAGGCAGTTGATCGTATTCCAGGCGCTGCCTTTGGGGTCGCCTGGGTATTGGAGGTGTTCGCCTCCTATCTCAAAGTCGTCATAGAGATCCACCTTCTGGCCGTCGGCTGCTTTGTGCGGATCGCGGCTGTCTTTCACGAAGGCGCTCATCCATACTTTGTTCATCTCTACGCCGAGGCTCTTAGTCCCCTCCAGGCTTCCCCAATTGGCAGCCCTGTTGACCTCGGTCCGGACGATGCGTTCGGTCCGGTAGTATTTCATCTCATGCCATGCGCTCTGGATCCGGTCCCGGAGCATGGTCTGGGCCTGGCCTCCACCCATGCCGCTGTCGAGGATCTCCGGGGTGAGCTCTGTGAGCAGCTGCCGGATCAGCTCCACGGTGGTGTCTCCTATGGCGACTATCATGTCGCCCACGTTGCTGCGCAGGTAGCCCAGCGTCATCTCGTAGATCAGATCTTCAAATATTTCTTCCTCACCCTTGCGGAGCTGCCGGCGCAGGGTGCGCCTTTTCTGCTTGGCAAAGGGAACGGCGACGGTCAGGTATAGTCTCTGGTAGGCATCCTGGATGGGCTGGTTGTCCAGCGGGGGGACCTGGAGGTCCCGGATGTCGCTGGCCTCCTGTATCCGGTCGTACAAAGGCTGG